TCGAAACCCTGCAGGAGCTGATCAGACGCCTTCGCAAGGCGGGCGCAAAGAGCGACTACACCAGAGGCTGCGGAGTTCACATTCACATCGGCGTAGCGGGACACACACCGCAGAGCCTGCGAAACCTCGCAAACCTGATGGCAAGCCACGAAACGCTGATCGCCGAAGCAATCAAGGTTGACAGCAGCCGTATGAACCGCTACTGCAGAACGGTAAACCCGAATTTCCTGCAGCAGCTCAACAAGAAGAAGCCCACCACGATGGCGCAGCTTGCAGACATCTGGTACGGCGCACAGGGATGCGACTACGGCAGAACCCACCACTACAACGACAGCCGCTACCATATGCTGAACCTCCACGCCACCTTCACAAAGGGCACGATTGAATTCCGCCTTTTCCAGTTCGACAAGCCCGCAAACGGAAAGCAGAACGGGCTTCATGCAGGCAAGCTCAAGAGCTACATTCAGCTTTGCCTTGCAATGAGCCAGATGGCAAAAGACCTGCGCAGCGCAAGCCCGAAGGAACAGCAGAAGGAAAACAAAAAGTTCGCGATGCGGACTTGGCTGATGAGAATGGGCTTCATTGGCGACGAGTTCGCCACCGCAAGAGAAACCCTGACGCAGAACCTTACCGGCGATAACGCCTTCCGATTCGGCAGACCTTGAGCCTGCCGAGCCGCCGACCGCCCACCACGGGCGGTTTGGCGGAATCCGGAAAAGCCGCACACAGCGCCCACGTTGCCCCGTGTGGGGCGGGACGGGTATCCTCCAAGTAACTGCCCCTTTCGGTGAAAGCCCGCACACGGGCGCACACGGCGCAAACAGCGGCAAGGCATATTCTACACAAAGAACGGCACATTTTCCCCAGCGATGTTTTGTACATTTAGCGGCTTGCTATTATCCCCGAAAAGAGTTAATATGTGACTACCGGAACGGAAAACGACCGGAAAACAAAACACGGAGGAACGAGCAATGAGCAACATCGAATGGGGAACGGAAAACGACAAGAAGCTGGAGCAGATCGCAATGAAAGCGGACTACGCACTGGAACAGCGCGGCGGGCTGGACACACGCTGGAACGACACCGAGGACTTCCCGGAGGTGAGCGTCTGGGGCATCCGAGAGATGCTTCGCAAGGCATACGAACTGGGCAAGGCGGAAAAGTAACCGCCGCCTTTCCCCACCTGCCGCCTACGGGCGGCTCAGGGTGGTAGAAGGAGACTTCCTTCGGAAAGGACGATTGACATGGAAAAAAAGTACTACCTTGCCTACGGCTCTAACCTGAACATCCGCCAGATGCGGTACCGCTGCCCGACCGCAAAGCCCATCGGCATCACGGTGATTCCCGACTACGAGTTGCTTTACAAGGGCAGCAAGACCGGCGCGTACCTGACCATCGAACCGAAGAAGAACGGCATCGTTCCGATCGCGGTCTGGGAGGTCACCGCAGCCGACGAGAAGCGGCTGGATGCCTACGAGGGCTACCCGACCTTCTACTACAAGAAGGAAGTCCGCCTGCCGGTGAAGCTGGCAAGCGGCAAGACCAAGAAGCTGACCGCCTTCGTGTACATCATGCATGAGGAGCGCAGCCTCGGAATTCCGTCGCTTGCCTACATCCGCACCTGCGAGGAAGGCTATCGGAACTTCGACTTCGACACCAAGTTCCTTGATGCCGCCTACGAGATCAGCGCAAAGGAGGTATAGCGATGAAAGACCGCAACAAAGAGCCGCACATCTGCCCGAAATGCGGGCAGATGTACACCGCCCGACCAGCACTTTCCCGCGTGGATAACAGCCCGATCTGCCCCGACTGCGGAACGCGTGAGGCGCTTGAAAGCATCGGCGTCGGACGCGAAGAACAGGACAAGATTCTCGGCATCATCCACGAGAAGTACGAAGGTGAAGAATAAGGCGCACAGAGCCGCCACGTTGCAACGTGTGGCGCGGGACGGATATCCTTCAAACGGTATCCCTTTCGGTAACCCGCCCCACACAGGGCGCGTGTGCGGCTCTTGTGCAATGTACAATTCAGCGGCATTTCCGCCGCGATGTTTGTCACATTTATTTTTTCGATAATGCTTGATATATCCTCGGTTCAGAGTTAATATGTCACTACCGCAGGAGAAGCGGAATAAAGCAAAAGGAGCATTCACATGAACATTTTAGTTGTTGAACCGGGCAAGCGCCCCTACGCAAAGGAGATCAGCGGAGAGCTTGAAAGCCTGCAGCAGACGGTCGGCGGATACATTCAGGCGATTTACCCCTTCGATGATCCGGTCGCACTGGTGTGCGAGGAGGAAGCCCTCTACCATCCGGAGCAGAAGTGGAACCGCCCGATCAAGGGCTACGGCGTCATCAAAGGTACGTTCTTCCTTTGCGGCTTGGGCGAGGATGACTTCACCGACCTGCCGCAGGAGCTGACCGAGAAGTACACAGAGTTCTTCCGGCAGGCATACGATTTCGTGCTGGTCGGAAACATCCTTATGCCGATTCCCCTCGGCGAATAACAGAAAAGCGGCGGGTGTAATATACACAACATCCGCCGCACATTTTTTCCGTATCTTCTGTAGTTTTAGCGGCTTGCTATTATGTGCTTTTAGAGTTAATATGTACATAACGGAAGGGCAAAGCCCGCCGGAAACTACGAAACACGGAGGAAAAAACAATGATCAGCTACGGAATGGCAAAGGCAAGAGCAATGGCAGGCAGAGACGACTGGAACGAGCGCGAGGCGATCAAAAGCGCCACGATCCTTTGGTACGACACCGAAGAGGAAGGCTACGAACTGGAGATCGAGAACGAGGACGACCTCGACGCAGAGGACTTCAGGGCTTGGGTTGAAGAAAACGCCGACAGCCTTGCGCAGGAGGACGCAGCCGCAAACGGCACGACCTTCGAGGGCATCGAGGAGATCGAGTACGAAACCGAATGGATTGACGACGATGTCCTTTTTGACGAAGACTACGCAGCAGCCTGCGAAAGCGAGTGGGAATGGATGACCGGCAGATAAGCCGGTCGCCCCACCGAGGCGGCACAGCGCCGCCCTGTGCGCGGGCAGCCGGTTCCGCGCAAACTGATGCCAGCAGAAATAGCGCCACACACAGCGCATTTACGCGGCTCCTGCGGGCGGGCGTAAAGTACACAAACAAGCGAAAAATACCGCAGAGATCATTGTTATTACTCACACTTGATATATCCGCCGTTTAGAGTTAATATGTGTACAACGGAAGGGCAAAGCCCACCGAAAACTACGAAAAACGGAGGAAAAAAATATGTGGCACGAAGGTACGATTGGAGTTCCGAAGGGCGACGGAAAGTACACGGTGGTTCACTACTGGGTGAAAGCCTACGATGAGGGCAGCCAGTACGGAATCGACGGCGGCAGGATCAGCAAGGCAACGCTGAAGATCAGCGGCGAGGTTGTTTACAACTACGACCGGGGGCTGGATGTTCCACCGCAGAACGAGGCAGCGGAGATGGCACTGGCGATTCTGATGCACGAGTACAACTAAAACACAAAGGCGGCAACCGGAAGGAAGCCGCCTTTCTCATCCATATTTTCGGCTCGTATGCAAATACGGGCTTTTTCTTTTGGCAAAGGAGTTGATGTAATGCGCAACAGTTATCGCTACTCGGATGACGGCAAAAGCTGTAATATTTTCTTTCTTGACGGCAGTTCGTTTATCATTGACAGCTCTGATTTTTCCGCCGTATCTGAGCATACTTGGTGGAAGAGCAAGCGCGGATACCCCGTGATGAAAACAAGCCGCAGGTCGGAAGAAGGGCAAAAGACTGTAACATTGCATCGTTTCCTGATGCAGCCACCGCCTGCCTGTGATGTTGATCATATTTCCGGTGATAAAATGGACAACCGCAGATGCAATCTGCGCATCTGCTCCCATCAGCAAAATATGTATAACCAGAAAATGCGCAACACCAACACAAGCGGATATTACGGTGTCAGCTTGCTAAAGTCGGTCGGACGGTACGAAGCATACATTCATCATTGCGGAAAGAAAATATATCTCGGACTTTTTTCATCGGCAGAGGAAGCTGCTTGTGCGAGAGATAAAGCTGCATACCGTTTGTTTGGTAGGTTCGCAAAACTTAACTTCCCCGATTCTGCATAATGGCGGTGATATCATTGCGAAAACTGAAAGATTATACACCGACGGAATTTATGGCAGCCGACTCGCATTATGATAAAGCCGCCGCCGATTATGCCGTCAGTTTTATTGAATGCCTATCCCATACGAAAGGTACATGGGCTGGAAAGCCGTTCGAGCTGATCGACTGGCAGGAGCGTATCATTCGTGATCTATTTGGAATTTTGAAGCCGAATGGGTATCGGCAATTTAATACAGCATACGTCGAGATACCGAAAAAGAACGGAAAATCTGAACTTGCTGCCGCTATCGCATTGCTGCTTACCTGCGGCGACAACGAAGAACGCGCTGAAGTGTACGGCGCTGCCGCCGATCGTCAGCAGGCATCTATCGTTTTTGATGTCGCCGCCGATATGGTGCGGATGTGTCCAGCACTCGCCAAAAGGGTGAAAATACTCACGGCGCAGAAACGTATCGTATATGTTCCTACGAACAGTTTTTATCAGGTTCTTTCCGCTGAGGCATACAGCAAGCACGGCTTTAATATTCATGGCGTGGTTATGGACGAGCTTCATGCCCAGCCCAACCGGAAGCTCTTTGACGTAATGACGAAAGGCTCCGGCGATGCACGAATGCAGCCACTGTATTTCCTTATCACGACAGCTGGCACGGACACCAATTCCATCTGCTACGAACAGCACCAGAAGGCGCAGGATATTCTGGAAGGGCGCAAGATCGACAAGACCTTCTATCCGGTCATCTA